CCCCATGGTCTTTCAATCATCTCCATTTTTTAATTCCTCCAAATAATCTATCCACCACTGAGGATCTTTTGTCATTCTCCATCTAGGAACATCCATTCCTTTCTCAGAATAATATTCAAATAAAGCACTATCTATAATCTGTCCTATCTCCATATTCCTCTTCCTCTTCATCAACGTCTGCATATGGATTTGCCACGAAGGGTCCTCGTTTTCGTAAAGGTTCTTTTCTGACATAATCCGATTCAGCATTTACGGCTTCTACCCAAACTGCAAGTTTCATTACAATGAATATAATTGCAAGTGGCAAGAAACATGCCACAACTATTAAAGATTGAGTCATGAAAATACCAAAAGTATTTGATCTATTTATATGGAGAATAGGAGACTCGAACTCCTGACTTCAACCTTGCAAAGGTTGCACTCTACCAACTGAGTTAATTCCCCAGGTGGGGAGTGTTAGAGGACTCCCCTATAACGGGGGCGATCAACTCCCCGACCTAGAAGAAACCCCCTAGGATTTAGTTGCTACGGCATTCTGGTTTATCTTTCCAGCGCGAGTAGCAAAGCCACTTACCCGACTTGAACGGGTGACCTGAGCTTTACAAAAACCCTGCTCTATCCAGCTGAGCTAAAGTGGCAACTCCACAACCTGGATTCGAACCAGGGACCAAGTGATTAACAGTCACCGACTCTACCGCTGAGCTATTGTGGATTAATAGGGTTTAACACCCTGTTCCTTGCAAAGTTTGAAGTAGAGTTTATAATACCTCTTCTTCATCTCATCAAGGATTTTGTTGTCCTCTTCAAAACCCAAGTACTTGGTATGGGCATAACACCCTTCAAGTTCACCTATTAATAATAAGATTTTTATTGGGTCCATAATGAATAAGGACAAGAGCGGAGTATCGGAATCGAACCGACGACATCTAACTTGGAAGGATAGCGTTCTACCGCTGAACTAACTCCGCATTTCTAGATGAACTTCTCTGTGACAGTTTGCACATAGCATAGAACACTTATCGAGTTCTGTCAAGATCTTGTTCCAAGACCAAAGGCGAATCTTATTCCAAGATGCTTCCTTCTGACTTGGATCAAGGTGGTGGAACTCTAACACATCAGGATATTTATCATATCCGCAGCGTTCACAAGAACCACCCTTATATGCTACAGCATCTAACTTACGTTGACGCCATCTTTGTATACAATACTGATTAAAAGAAGATTTCTCTTCTTCGTTCATCAGTTTATAAGGTTTACTCATAAGATTAGATTAGAACGTTCTAATCTATTTAGTAAACCAAGCAGGCAAGGTAGGACTCGAACCTACAATCGGCAACTTAGAAGGTTGATGCATTATCCATTATGCTACTTGCCCAGGTGAGAGACTTACACAAGGTTTGGACCCCCCGTTGCTCATGAGACAATCATAACACGTAAAGTGTAGATTGTCAACGGGGCATACGGGACTTGAACCCGTGATCTCCGCCGTGACAGGGCGGCGTCATAACCACTAGACCAATGCCCCAAGGTGGGTAGGGAGGGATTCGAACCCCCGAAGGCGGAGCCGACGGATTTACAGTCCGTTTCCATTAACCACTCGGACACCTACCCGATTGACCTTCATATTATACAGGAGAAGGTCTGTCCTGTCAAATCGTATCGATTTCTTGATCTTCTGTCCAAGAATAATCTTCAATAGCAAGATACTCCAATTTAAAGTTAGTCTCTTCAGAATCATTTGTCAACGGTTCAATCCATTCAAAAAATTCTTCAGAGATTGCTACTGCATCAAATTGAGATTGAATGTCACCTTCTGCGAGTTGATGAACCCTATCTATAGACCAATTAACAATGTCAACAATTAGATCTCCATCCTTAGTCTTGTTTTCCATAGTAGTCTTTTCGGAAGTATCTGCTGAGGATGTTGCTATTGTAGTATGCTGGTTCTCCGTTGTCAAGAGATTCTGTGAGGACATTGTTGACAAAGAGTTGTCTGGTTTCTTCGAAATTTGTTTTGCCCTTTGTTTTATGTAATGAGATAATAGTACGACTAAAATTTGATTTACCAAATTTGAGAACGTCTTCTTTAAGTTCTGGACAAGACCCATAATAGTTCTTCCAATCTGATTCCTGTTTTACTTTTCTTTTTTTGCCCTTTGGTGTTCTAAACGACCAAAAATACTTTCTCCCAATGTACGATCGTCCGTTGGACTTATTGGCAATGTGATACACAAAACCATAAAAGTCCAAAATATCATCAGAAGTAAAAGGTCTCTCCAAATAGGTCCATGGGTTTTCATAATCTATACTCATCTAGAGCGTCCAATACCTTATTGAGGTATTTATGCGCCAAATCCTTTTCCCCCTGCCAAACAGTTTTTGGTTCCTGATCGACTTGGTGCTTCAATTTTAGCACACGCACTTTAAATTCTTCTCTAGTAAGTTGATTTTTTGGCATAAAACTTAATACATCTAATCTAATTATACATAAAAAAATCCCCCTTTGCAGGGGGAGGATTGATCAACCGTTATTTCTTCTTCTCTCTCTTGCAGCGTCTCTTTCCTTCTTCGCTCTTTCAATTGCATCCTTCTTGCCACCTTCACCGTAGTAATTATAAAGAGTTCTTCTATCAGATCTTCTTTCTGCAGGTGTTCTCTCTGGTGATTTTTTAGCAGCAGAATTTCTTGCAACCGACGAACTTCTGCTCATACGTACATCTGGATCTGCAGAGGTTCCAATCTTTTCTGGATTACGACGATGCCAACCAGATTCTGCAATTGCTTCAACTGCTTCTGGTTCCAGATATACCATGATTGATTCTGCATCCTGAAGATCTTCTGCATATCCTTCTACACAGAGATACTCAAGAACCAGATCATAGGTATCAAACTCTTCACCAAGTCTAGAAGCAACTCTACCTGCTTTATCAGAAACTTTACGTGCAAGTCTACCTACTGCACCTTTTGCTTTTGACTTAGCAGAATCTGCTGCATCGCCAGCAGAACGCTTCGCTCTTGCATATCTATTCTTCAAACTTTGCTTTGCTCTTCCAGCAGCATCACCTGCTGCCTGAGCAGCAGATCTACCTGCGCTGTATGCCTTTACAGCACCTCTTGATGCCTTAGCAACTGCACGACCTTTGATGTCCTTCGCAACTGCCTTACGGAGCTCTCCTCTACCCTTAGAGGATTGGGTCTTAAGACCAGCACCCTTCATAAGGTTACGCTTAGAAGCATACTTAGCAAGTCCTACATGGGACTGTTGCTTAGTATCCTTTACCTTTGCCTTTACTGCAGATTTAGCATCACTAGATGCTTTCTGTGCTTTACCAATAGCACTCTTAACTTTACCCTTTACTGCAGCAACTTGTGCTGCTCTCTTATCAGATCTCTCTTTTGCTGCTGCTCTGCCTCTTGCCTCTCTAGCAGACTTCTCAGAAGAAGCCCTATATTGCTTTCTTGCAGCAGCACGAGCTGCCATATCTACTCTTGCTTCATCAAGAATTTCTTCAAAAATTTCTTCAATCTCTTCTGGTTCAAAACCTTCATCTAACATATCATAAACCAAGTCTTCGATAACATCTTCTTCTGAGATGATATCTTCAATGATCATTTCATACTCTTCATCTAGAGTATCACTATTCTGAGTATTGTAAGTATAGTCTTCTGTTAAGGATTCTGTCGAAGTATTTTTACTGTAAATACTTAGATATTCATTGTTTAGTGCTCTAAAATCCATGACCTGTCGATTCTAAATACGGATATATTTATTTATCAAAAAGTCAATTTTTAATCCCACGGATCTGGTATTTTAATTTTAGTGCTTGAAGCATCCAAGCGTCCGTCAGTTGTTTTGGTCCGTGAATAAGAACCTCCACCGCTTTTGGATGGAGGTTCGGATCTGATAGTGCTCTTTTCTTCCAGTCTTCTGTCACAATTGAAAACCAGCGAAAGTATCTTTCTTAACATCTTGTTTAATTCCACCAACAATATAAGATTCAACTTCAGTCTCTTGAGGTGCAACCTGAAGACCCTTAGATGAGATCCAATGTTCAGTCCAGGGAAGAGGATTATTCTTTGCTGGAACATCATAAACAGGTTTCAATCCAATAGACTTAAGACGGCGATTTGCAATCCACTCAACATATTGATAAAGAAGTTTATCATTGAGTCCAATCATACTTCCATCTTTGAATAGATATTCTGCCCAACGCTTTTCTTCATTTACACATTGATCAAACATACTGTAAACCCATCTCTCTTCTTCTTTAGCAATTTTTGCCATATCGGGATCATCACCATCCCGCCACTTGTTCATAATGTTTTGAGTGATTGCGAGATGTTGGTTTTCATCTCTTGCAATAAGGGAGATGATCTTAGCACTTCCTTCCATAAGTTTAAGCTCACCGAAAGCAAAAGAACATGCAAAACTAACATAGAAACGAATACCCTCAA